TCAGATGGCATAAAACTTCGTGTAGGCATGGTCAACCGCCACGATTACAGTGAAACAGACCTAAATGAAGCATTGAGAGGGTAAATATGGCTATTTTGAGAGACTATTGCTGCAATCAGCACGGAATGTTCGAGGCGTGGGAGCCAAACTGCCCCATGAAGTTCTGCAAGGGCGAAATATCGGTTGTTCACCTAAAACCGCTTTCTATCAAGTCAGAAAAGACAAAATCAACAGATAAGCGGGCAAAACAGCTCGGAATTGACTTTGCAATGACCGATATTAAGACCGCTGGCGAGAACGAACACCAGACTGGCTATCTCAAACGCAACAACACACTGTCTGACAAGCAGTATGAAGAGGCGACACAAGCTCAAGAGGCCATGCAAGCCAAGCAAGCTCGCCCCGGTGACGCAGTAATCTGGGGTGGCGGCGGTAGCATCAGCATGAAGTCCGTTATGGGTGGACAATTCAAATCTGTTAATGGAGAATCCGTGGGCATCAACCCCAAGGCAGCGGGTGACTTGCGCGGCCCTCTACCTGCAAGCTACATGGCTGACCCGGACAATTTACAAGTGAGTAAGTAATGCGAATTCCAACCAACCCTGTAGACCGAGAAATCTTCTACCTCGACATTATTCAAAAGTGTCTGGTCTCGCGTGAAGAACGTAAACCTGATTACGCCGGACTGCGGAGTTGGTATTTGTTTGGCAACGGCCCTAACGAAGGGCCAGCCATCTTCAACAAAATATTTCCTCACATTGACCAACTGACTTCCTTCCTCTACTCAGCAGAGACAACAAGGTTCAGCATCAACACGGGCGCAGCAGTGCCCAACGAAGAGCAAGTCAAAGTACCTGCGCTTACTCGCGCCCTCAACGACGAGTGGCTAAATAGCAACGCTGACCAAGTGTTCTCGTCTGCGGTCACATGGTCACTGGTCTACAACACTGCGTTTGTAAAAATTATCATGAACAACGGCATTCACCCCTACATGGTGGAGCCGTCTTGTATTGGCGTACTGCGTGAAGACACGCCGTATAGTGACAGACAAGAAGCCCTTGTCCAAACCTACTACATCACCAAGTCTGAGCTGTATGACCGCTTGTACTCGCATCCCAAGCGCGAGCAAATTGTCAAGCGCATCACAACAACACAACACGAACGCACAGAAGTTTCTAACGGCGTTGAGCGCATCCTCTTGTCGCAATCTCAACCCGAGATGTACGGCAACGTCAACTTAGATTTGTCGGGACAGAACCGCTACAAAGCAACCGTTGCAGAAGAAACAGTCGAGATGACTGAGCTGTGGATTTGGAACGACGAGACAAAAGATTACCAAGTTGTAACCAAAGCAGAACCTAACATCATCGTGTACGACAGACCCGGTGAGTCAGTTTTCCTGAAGGGAGAGTTGCCGTTTGTGCAAGTCTGCCCTAACCCGCTGTACGACTACTACTGGGGCGGCTCAGAAGTTCAGCGCATGGTGTTCTTGCAAGAGCTTCGCAACAAACGCTTGTCTGAAATTCTTGACCTGCTCTCCAAACAAGTCTCGCCACCTACGGCACTGATTGGCTTTACAGGCATCTTGGACGAAAAGAACTTTGCGCTTAACCGTGCTGGTGGCTTGCTCGCCACTGACATGCCCAACGCCAAAGTTGAAAAGTTAGCACCAACTATCCCGCCAGATTTGTTCAAAGAGATTGACAAGATTGACGCCATGTTTGAAGAGGTATCTGGTATTGGTAACGTGCTGCAAGGCAAGGGCGAGGCAGGTGTTCGCTCATCTGGTCACGCTTCTCAGCTTGCACGACTCGGTTCATCACGCGCTAAGAAACGCGCTCTTGTGATTGAAGACTCGCTAGAGAAGTTGGCAACTCTGTATCTCAAATGTATGCAGGTGTATGACCCAACACACTTTGCAGACATGGACGGACGCAAGTTCATTGCCGAGCAATTTACTAAAGACTTTACCGTCAAAGTTGATGCACACAGCAACTCGCCTATCTTCATGGAAGACATGCGCCAGCTTGCATTCAACTTGTACGAGGCAAAAGTTATTGACAAAGAGTCACTGCTTGACTTGCTTGAACCTCCGATGAAACAATTGCTCAAAGACCGTCTGAAAAAGATGGAAGAGAAAGAAAAGCAAGCGGCAGAACAAAAGCAGCAACAAGCTCAAGCTCAAAAACCGAAGGAGCAATAATGGCAACATCATCACAAATAGCGCCAAAAGCTGACCAGCCGAGGGCAACAACAGAATCTCTGAAACGCAGTGAAGGGCCACCGGGCTTGACACAACGCACGACAGGGATTAAAAACTACGCTAGTCGTGGTCAACGTCAAACTGAACGCGCTACCAAGCGCTAACATAGGAGCTAAAAATGGCACGTAAAGCAAAGCGCGGCAAGAGCTGCCGTTAAGGTTTCCCCGCAAGGGAAAAGGGGTGTGGCTTCCTTCCCCTCACAAAAAGGTCGCCGCCTCTAACCTTGGAGAAGACTATGCGTAAAGCTCGCAAAGGCCGTAAGTCTCGCAAGTAATTAAAGGGGGACACCCCTTTAGTTGCCAGAGCAGCACATCATTGGCAGTTGGATGCAAAATAACTGCCACCTATTGACACTATGTTTGTAAATCGTTACAAACACGGCAAACAGGAGTTTTTATGAGTGTTCCGTCAGACAAGTTAATGGAAATGATGCGTGGCCCCCGTAGTGCTGGTGGCGGCAATCCTTCCGGTATTAACATGCCAAGTACAGGTATGGGTGCAGAAGCCCCTATGGGTATGTCGGATGCAGAAACTCCCCCAATGTCTGCGCCAATGTCTACACCAGAACCAAAAATGGGTAGTCGTGAGGCAGCGATGATTAACTTGGGCATGGCTCAAGATTTGTTGGAACAGTCTTTACCTTCTATCGGTTCTAACACCCCTGAAGGCCAAGCCATTCTTTCTGCTATCAGCCAAATCAACAAAACTCTTGGCCCACGCAAGAACAAGACAAACGAACTTCAACAGTCTGAGATTCTTCAGATGTTGCAGACCCTTCCTCAAGCTGGTGGCGCGACACCTGAAGGTAAGGCAATTTCACAAGCGCCGATTCCCGGTATGCCTCCACAAGGTGCACCACAACCCCCCGCAATGTAAGGAGTCCAAAATGGATTTGTTTAAGCCTCGCGGCGCAGCCGCTCCCCGCCGCCCTACTGACAACAATCAGCAGCACGGCGTCATCACTAACACACCTCGCTTCTCTCAGTTTGGCGGTTTGTCAGCACCTAACAAGGTTGGCAAAACTGGCATGGCTGTGCAAAAGCCCGGCGACGGTAAAAAAGTTATCTAATACAGGTAAGAGGGTAAACACATGTCACTTGAAAACGTATCTTTAGAAGCCCGTGATGAGCTTGCTGCTTTGGCGCAATCTCTCGCGGACAACCCCGCTACACGCAAAGAGTTCTTGCGTATGACCAAAAAGGTCAAACCAGACCTCTTGATTCCCGAACTTGAGATTGAAGACCACACCAACAATGCTATCAGCGCGTCTGATGCACGGGTGCAAGCTCTTGAATCCAAGCTGCGCGAGCGTGACGCTATCGAAGAACTTGGAAAACGCCGCAGTTCTTTGATGAAAAAGGGTTTGATTTCTTCTGAAGATGAAGTCAAGGATGTGGAAAAAATTATGCTGGAACAAGGTATCACAAACCATGAGACAGCCGCTCAGTATCACGCATGGATGAAACAGGCCGCTGTGCCTACTTCTTCTGGATACAACCCTTCAGCCGTCAAGCAGTTTGACCTGAACAAGTACTGGAAGAACCCCGCATCTGCTGCGCGTAATGAGGCAATGAATGCACTCAACGAACTGCGTAATCCACGCCGTCCGATTGGGTTGTAAAGAGGGTAATGGCGAGTATGCAAATACTCTTTTCTAATCGTTCGTAAGGAGGCCTTATGGCTATTGGCGGCGGCATCCTACCAGCTACAGGGTCATCTCAGTTTAATGAACTGACCTACGTAACTCGTAGAGCCTTTATTCCCAAGTTGGTTGTCCAACTTTACAACTCGACACCTTTGATGGCAGCGTTGATTGCAAACAGTCAACAAGCCAGCGGCGGTGTTTCTTCTGTAACCGTTCCCGTTCAAGGCGCACAGTTTGTGAATGCCCAATGGTCAGACTACAGCGGCTCGTTCGCTCAACCGTCTGTCCAACAAGGTGCTTACAACGCTGAATTCGACCTGAAACTGATGATTTCTCCCGTGCCGTTTCTCGGTATGGAAGGCGCAGTTCAGCAAGATGCAGCCATCATTCCTTTGATCGAAGCTCGTATGAACGACGCGACCAACGTGATGATGGACGCAATGGCGACAGCCTTGTACAACAACACTACAAACACGCAACAGTTCATCGGTTTGCCAGCCGCTATTTCCTCTTCAGGAACATACGGCAACATCAACCGCTCGACCTATAGCTGGTGGCAATCGAAAGAGTACGCTGCTGGTAACGTGAACCCAACTCGTCAAAACGTATTGCAATACATTTCTGGTACTGTGAAAAACGGTGCTGAGATGCCTAGCTTTGGTATTTGCGGCTTTGGTACATGGACACTGTTGGCTCAAGACTTTGTTGGTCAAGAGCAATACGTCATCACTCCCGGCTCAGGTTTTGATGGTGACACAAACGGCCCACAAGCTGCATTCCGCGCTTTGATGGTTGCTGGTGTGCCAATCTATCCAGACCCATACTGCCCTGAAGGTACGATGTATTTCATCAACACCAACTACCTCTCGCTTTACATCCATGAGCAAGGTTCGTTTGTGTTCACAGGCTTTGAATCCACTCTCCCCAACTGGCAAATTGGCTACGTTGGCGCAGTGTTGATGATTGCCGAGTTGATTAACGTCAAACCTAAAGCCATGACCAAAGTGACTGGTTTCAACTACCTCTCACTGTAAGGAGCAAAAAATGGCATTAGCATTAAACAAAATCATTCTTGCAAACGCAGCCACTAACACTGCTGGTGCTTACCTTCAAGGTCAGACACTCACTAGCATTGGTATCGGCAACGCGACAGCAATGAACGCTGGTACTTCTAGCGCACAGTTTGTTCCTGCTGGCTTGTATATCTTGCCTCAGACAACAAACAACGTGACTATTGAAGTCAACGCCTACACTGGTACAGCCAACGCTTGGACTACCTACATTGCAGCAAACACTGGTGGAACCGTCTTCTCTGACGG